CTTTCGTGTGGATCATACTAATAGAGTAGTTGAGTATTCTAGGGATATGGTCCTAATGTTCAAACTCATCGATGATGCAGTGCGGAGTGGTAAATCACTGTCGGCAGTGTGCTACTATGTTCTCAAGGATGAGGCTATTAGCGGTGCTAAGAATGAAGCGCTTAAGATCAGAGTCTTTAATGTCCTATCAGCTGCGTTAAACATTCGCTTAAAACAGTACTTTGGACCGATCATGATCTTTATGCGTCTTCATCCTTTCTTCTTTGAGACCGCCGTAGGCATGAACGTAACATCCTTTCAATGGGGTGCTCTGCACGATTGGCTAGATGCTTATCCTCATTGGTCTGATGCTGACAATGCTTTCTTTGACGTGCGTATGAGTACGCGTGAAGGGTTATGGACAGCTCACACTCTTATGGAAATAGCTCGGTTATGTGATTACACACTAGAGGAACTGCACTGCGTGAACAGCTTGCTCCACTCTTGCATTTTTACTACTAGAGTGTGTAAAGGTGACGTATTCTTCTCTTCATTCATGATGTGTACAGGATTTTGGCTTACTTTAGTCTTCAACACTGTTCGTAATTGTCTACAACGACGTTATTGTTTTATTCGTTTAAGACCTGACCCTACTCTTATGTTTAGGGATGGAGTTAGACAGTTCACTCTTGGTGACGATAATGTAGCGACCACCAAGTGGGATTGGTACACACAACCCGAAATCCAACGTATTTGTAAGGAGTTTGGTGCTGTAGTGACAGATTCACACAAGAATGATGTTCTTCCCCTTTTTGCAGATAAGGCTAGTGTTTCTTTTCTTAAAAGACGTTTTGTTAAAGATGGCTCCCTTACATTAGCCCCGATAGAGCTTAAAACCCTTGTGAAGATGGTTACGGTTCGCGTAAGAGGTAAGCTCTCCGATGTCGATCATGTCTGCACCTTATACTCGAACGTGTTAGCCGAAGCGTGGATGCATGGTCCACTCGTTTTTGAACAGTTTTCCTCCATTATCAAGGAGATTGTTCTAGTGGAGCAGTATGATTCCCCTTACAACGTTCATTTGACCTATGATGAGTATTATGAACGATACTCCAAAGGGGTCCTGAGTTTGTGGGACCCTAGTTCAAACAGCATGGTGTCTGTTAATACACCAACCAACCCTAACTTTTCATGAGTAAAGATTTAGAAGTAAACGAGAGTTCGCTTGTCGAACTTTCAGCCAAGGAAAATATTTTCTTGGTGCCAGCTGTTACCAATGTAGCTGCCTCTAGTACGGACAAAACCGTAGGTAGAGGAAACGTCGTTGATCCTGGGCACGTATTCGATAGAGACGTGCTCATCGGTACTTTTGCTATTGCTAGCACTGATACCCCATATATTAATATTATGGGTGACTTTGACCCCTGGTATGAATATTTGAACAGTGCCCAAATTGTAGCGTATTGTTCGTCTTTTAAGCAGTTG